CACGATGGCAGTCTAGGATTTGGTGGAAAGTGTTTGCCTAAAGATTTGTCTCATATGGAAACACTTGTGTGGGATGATGAAAATATTTTAGCTCAAGCGTTATATATAAATGAGCAGAGGAGATAATAATTGCCTATTTATTCAATTAGAGATAAAAATACAGGAGAAGTAGAAGACAAGATTATGTCTTGGGCTTCCCTACAAGAATTTCTACAAGCCAATCCGGATTACGAAAGTATTATAACCAAAGCCCCAGGTATCATAGGTGGTACAGGAGATCGCACTAAAATTGATGGTGGCTTTGGTGAAGTGCTTTCTAAAATTGCACACGCCAACCCTAATAGTCAGTTGGCGAACACCCATGGTGCGAAAGATTCAAAGTCCGTTGCGATCAGAGATTCGGTACAGCGGGTAACAAAAAAACTAGGAAGCATTACAGATTAATGACACGCACATATGTAAAAATAACAGATCGTATGGACTCACTGCAGGACATGATGGAAACAAATTTTCATCTAGAAAATCCTGCAGTGGTATCAATGCACATCAATAGTGTATCTAAGTTTTGGAGTTTGCTATCGGAAGAAGATAAAGATTATATACAATGTGCCCAGGATGCAATAGAAGATGGAATCGTCTGGAAAGTCTGAAATAACTTATGTCACCACATACTACAATGAACCCGATCTTTTAGAGTCTGTATTAGAAAACTTTCTATCAGACTATTATTCGGCTATCATCATTGTTGACGATGCATCACAAGAATATCCAGCAGAGCCTATTGTAAGAAAGTATATTGACAAACTCCCTGTCACCCTCCTGAGAGCCAAAGACGATTTGGGGTTCAACTCTCACGGCTGTCGCAACCTAGCGATGCAACATGTAAACACAGAATGGGCTTATCTCACTGATATTGATATATATACCGATGTCAGTGCTTCCCATGACCTACTAGATGCGGTTAAGTGTTCTGAACTCAAACAGTATTTTACCTTCTGGCGTGGCATAAAGCAGGACTATATAGGAAGATGTGAAGAAGGCTGCAATGATTTTTGCATACGAGTCAAAGATTTCTGGGAATCGTATGGATACGATGAGGAATATATGGGCATACATTATGGTGATAAGATGTATCAAGAGAAGCTAAATAGTTACATGGTAAGGACAGTGTTGCCTAATATTATGATTGACAAGCGAGGTTCTAGAAAGAACATAATGACCACTGATGTAGATATTACAACATACGACAATGCAACTGGCACGATGTTGCACCCATACATTTCAAAGGAAACCCTAAAACAGATAAACGACAAAGTAGGTTACAGAAATGAAACCAGAGAACTTTGGAAGACTAAATCCGTAGTAGACTTTGCTTGGGAAAAAATATTTTAAAGGAACCACAATGGATAATTATGAAAAAGATTTGATTCGACTGAGAAAGACAAAAGAGTTTCTTTTAAAAGAACACACCGAATTGTATCAGAACTATGTTAGGGTAATTGCCAACAATGATTTGGTAAATGCAGAGTTAACAGAATCTCTAACGGCTCTCAAAGAACATCAATCGCAGTGGCAAATAAAAGAGCAAGAATATATCGACCGAGCAAATGCATCTGCGGCAGAACAGCTAGAGATGGCAATTCAAATCAAGCACTTGACCCGTGAACTTGGATTGTATGAGAAGGGAAAGAAAAAACCTACGAGAAAACCTGCAACGAAAACGGAAACGCCTGAATGATATGGGTGTTCGGTGACAGTTGGGCAAACGGCTACGGGTTGAAAGAGGGCGAAAAAAGATTTTCAGATTATTTTGATCCTGTCACTAATTTAGGACAAGATGCTTCATCATTAGGTCACACGACCAGTACTGTATTACAGACCGCTAAAGATTTTCGTGAGGGTGATACGATGATTGTTATCACGCCGCCGGACACTAGATGGTATCATATTGGTCCTAGCTATATGACACATAGCATATTCAACGGGCACCCACAACAAGAAAAGGTGCTTGAAATTTTTGATTCACCTGAGTGGTACATCTATCATCACTCACTGTTTATCTACACTCTAGTAAATTTAGCAAAAGATAAAGGCATGAAGATTTGTTTGGCACACAACTACGGTAAGCTAGAGATTGCTCCTTGTTTCAAGCAGTTAATTCCCGATAATGTGTTTCTCTCAAAAGACAAGAGTTTGGCACATCACCTACTAGGCAAAGAGGGTTGGCTAAACAATCTAAAGCCTTTCGCAAAAAACAGTATGCCGAAACTTGAGGGAGAATATTTCATACCCGGAGACAATCATCCCAATGAAGCAGGGCATAGATACATTGCGGAACTTTTAATAGACAAACTGAGAGGATTATAAATATACACATGAAGTCACTACGCACATACATTGCAGAAGATGCCCAAGGTAAGAATCTACACCTCGAACATATTGAGGATGATATTTTAAACTTTGGTGTTGATGGTGCCAGAGCCGCTATAAATTTCTTGCGGGCGCTTCGTGATATGCTGGCAGGGTCGTCCAGATCGTCAATAAACATGACGGTAAAATGGGACGGAGCCCCTGCTATTTTTGCAGGCACAGATCCTTCAGACGGCAAATTTTTTGTCGCTAAGAAATCTGTGTTCAACAAGACTCCACTGCTGTATAAGACAGCGAAGGAAATTGATTCTGACCCTAAACTCCCTTCTAGTTTGAAGCCTAAGTTTAAGATAGCACTGGCTGAGTTTAGTAAATTAGGAATCAAAAATGTGTTACAAGGAGACTTGATGTTTACATCAAGCGATTTGTCACAGGAAACGATTGACGGACAACGATACACGACTTTTCAGCCTAATACAATCGTCTATGCAGTCCCTGCAGGCTCGCCACTGGACATCAATATTAAACAAAGCAAGATAGGTATCGTTTGGCATACATCGTATTCTGGGTCTTCTCTTCCCGAAATGAAAGCATCTTTTGGTGCGAACATCAAAGGACTGAGAAAAACAAAATCTGTTTGGATGGATGATGCAACCTACAAAGATGAATCAGGTACAGCAACATTCACGCAAGCAGAAACAGATAAGATTACTGCATTGTTAAGTGCAGTAGGAACCAATCTAAGAAAAGTTAATTCGGCTCAACTTAATAACTTCAATGCACTGCAAGCAAGTTTGTCAGGAAAAATGATAGGTGCGAAATACAAAACCTATAATAATTCTAAGGTCCGCACTAGACAAAAAATAACAAACGCCCCTGCACATGTTGAAGGCTATATGAAATGGGTTGAAGATAAATTCAATTCTGAAATTGATAAGCTCAAAACTGAAAAATCAAAAACTCAGTTAGAAGAGCGCAAGAAAGAAATTCTCAAAGAGTTTGTTAGACTGAAAGGTATGTTAATTGCAGTGACAGAGTTTCAAGCATCCGTAGTAGATGCCAAAGACATCATCGTTAACAAACTAAATAAAGTAAAGCAACTCACGGGAACATTCATTAAGACTGCGAAAGGCTTTGAGGTCACTGCACCAGAAGGCTATGTTGCTATTGATAGAATTTCAGGTAATGCGGTAAAGTTAGTAGATAGAATGGAATTTAGCTATAATAACTTTACAGCCATCAAGGCGTGGGACAAATGACCTATGAAAAAGTTTTGGGCTTGGATAACATCATTTTTTAAACAGGAGTATGAAGTCACTATTTGGTTTGACAAAGCAGAAGACTTCGCCGTTAAGAAACACGCTGTTTCATATCAGATGAAAACAATACAAAAGATCACTGATAAAGAACTCAAGGGTGTAGAGATTAATGGTCACCACTTGCATATTAAATGTATCCAGCCATATGACTTTAGAGTTAGGAAGTTAAAGTGAATCATTTAAAAGAATTAGATATGACTTATTTTCAACACTTAAACCGAGCCTGGAAAGTAGCATTCATTTTAACAGTACATGGGGTTTTGCCATGCGTGTGGGAAAACAAAGCAAGCGAGATATTACACGGAACTAAAGATGGATAAGAAAATAGTATTTGCGTTTGGCAGACTAAACCCTCCTACAGCAGGACACAGTAAACTAATCGATAAGGTTGTGAGTGAAGCGAAGAAGAACAAGGCTGATTCCCTGGTGATAGTAAGTCACTCTCAGGACAAGCATAAGAATCCTCTTACTGCACAACAAAAAATTGATTATCTCAAGCATATTCATCGTGATGTTACTTTTGAAGCATCCAGTCCTGCACATCCTCACTTTATGGCGCATCTAAAAAAGATGGGCCAAGAAGGCTATACACATGTCTTCATGATTGCTGGCTCAGATAGAGTAGTAGAATTTCAACGCCTTGCTGATAGATACAACGGTAAGGATTACAATTTCAAACAAATAAAAGTTGTCTCTGCTGGTGAGAGAGACCCCGATGCAGAAGGGGTAACCGGAATCAGTGGGACTAAAATGAGAGCATTTGCCTCTGAAAACAATTTCAAATCATTTAAGCGTGGGCTACATCCTAGAGCCCAAGAAGCACAAGCAAAGAAACTATTTGATGCTGTGAGAAGTGGTATGCAACTGAAGGAAGGGGAAATGCGATTTTCAACATTTGCAAATTTTTTAAAGGAACAACAATGAACAGAGAAGCAGTATTTGAACAACTAAAAATTGACGAAGGAGTGGAGTACGAAATCTATGAAGATCACCTCGGTTACGCTACCTTTGGAGTCGGTCATCTTATCACAGAGAGTGACGAGGAATTCGGAAGGCCAGTTGGAACTCCAATTGACGAAGAAAGAGTCAGGGCGTGTTTTGAACGAGACCTTGACACTGCCATCTCAGAGTGTGAACATCTATACGGAAAAGGGAGCTTTGGAAACCTACCAGACGAGGTCCAACAGATCCTGGTTAATCTGATGTTCAATATGGGTCGAACAAGACTCAGTAAATTCAAGAAAATGAATGAAGCGATTGAAGCTGGTGATTGGAAAACTGCCGCAGTTGAAGGTCGTGATAGTCGTTGGTACAAGCAAGTTACTAACCGGGCTGAACGGTTGATGTCCAGACTAGAAGCTGTATAAATAATAAAAAAGCTGGGACTTATCTACAATGCAAAAATCTTTTTTAGATTTCATACCCTTGGAAGAAGGTGTCAATGATCCTGGCATCTT